ACCCCCTTTATGAAATATTGGTTGTATCAAGAAATACACCGCTTGATAAACGTGCATAATTAGGAAACGCAATATGATTTGATGGGTTGTGAATTGTTGACCGATCATCTGTCCAGAAAGCAACCCGGGGCTCTAAATAAATTGTGCTGCCAAACACAACTGTATAAACCAAATCGGATGGCATATAATTTGCCGGGAATCTAAAATGACACCATTGATAACTTCCGTTATTGATTACCACGGCAGTATTACTTCTTGAGTACCCACCGATGTTTATATTTCTTGGGAGTACGTTTTGCTCATTAACAAACTCATGAACAAATCCATCTGCGTGTTGTACGTTGTATTGCCCTTTAACGTCAAAATAATATTTGTTGCTGTTAAAAATTACCTTTTCTTGGTCATTTGGATCAAATACTTGCACTCCTAACACACCGGTCTTTGCGCTGTCGTATCCGTAAAAATCGACAACATAGTTTGTATAGCCTATTGTGTTGTGGGTGTTTAAATACGCATATAGATACGATAAAGAATTGTTGCTTGCCAACCTGGAAAAGCCCATGTGCGGATTGTCTTGCAAAGCTCTTATAGAAAACATCTTTTCGTTTGCTCCTAATTGTATGGGAAATCGAGCAAAACGAGTTATACAATATTGACCATAATCACCCATCCATGCGCCCCAAGTATAGTCACCTAAATAGTCATAACCTATCTCGTTTAAATTGACGCTTCTCATTAGCGACAGTCTTGGCTGCGTATCATCAACAGATACTATATTGTCATTGTTTATAATCTCAATATATTTAGCCATTAGTATGCTCCATACATAAATGTTACATTTTTAGGAGATGATGACTTTTCACCGCCTAAAAACTGCCATGACAATTTGCCTTGTGTTGCAGAAAAGTAAGGAATTTGCCCTTCTGCTGGGCATGACAACACTATAACCCATGTTCTTGCAGTTATTTTTGAATTGTTTAGCGAACCGTTTTGTGAGCCTGTGCTGCCCGTCCCCAAAACATAACTTGTCTTGTTCGCCAGGTCAAAAATCAAATTACCATTGGCATCAAAAACCTGAAATACTGCTTGCATTTCTTTTGCCCTCTTTTTTTGATAAATGAGGATAGCGGCAATCGATATGATCACCGCTATTACAATATAGACTACCATAAGCCTATCCTCACACGCACTCTTTGGGTATCCCACACCTCAATCAGCGAACCTTTGATTACAACCTTTCCGGCGCTTGTGGATGTTGTGAATGTGCCAAAATTGGCCGTTAATGCAGATAAGCTTGAGACGTTTAGTTTGGTCGCATCAATACTTTTTGCACTTACTGCGTTTGCCCAGAAATAACCACTAACCGATGTATCACCGTCAAGCGTTATTAATTTACCCTTGATCCGGACCGTTTCTGGGGTTACGTTTAACGCCGCTACCACGCCATTTTTAGCAACTTTCAGCTCAATGTTATCCTGCATCTGCGCAATAGCAGAGTAGTTTTGCTTGGCCTTTGTGCTGTCGTTCAGGTTTGTGATAATACTCGTTACCCTATCGGCCTGCTGATTAATGGAAGACGTCAGGCCATTGTAGTGCGTTGTCTCCGTCTGCTTATTCGTCGCAACCGTAGATGATATGCTGTCAGCTGTCTGCTTCAGCTGTGATATTGCTACATATTGGTTGCTGTCCCCCGCATTACGATTCAGCTTTGTTACAACGGCGTTGATCTCGTTCTCATTCTGCTCTATCAATGACTGCAGATATTCAACGGCATCCCCAACCTCACCCTCGACATTGATTTTCTCCACCGTGGAGCGCAGCCCGTCAACGGATTGCTTTAATTGTGTAATACTTGCGTAAGTAGTGTCACCTGGTCCAGCAGACAAGTTTGTGATAATAGTGTTGATACTGTTATTGGCAGTGTCGATCTCCATTCGTGTACCCTCACCTTGCTGTCGCAAGGTGGTTATCTGCTGATTCATGGTATTAATATTACCGTGTACCGTTATGAGATCTTGTGCGCTTTCTACCGCGTCTTCTAATGCTGCCTGAATAGTAGCATCCACTTTTTCAATATTAATGGCTTCTGCTTCTAACAGTGACGCATCAATAGTTTTTTTGATTACAACCCGGGATTCTGTACTGTGCGGCCCCTCGCCGAACACATCTACATAAGTAACGCTTACGTCATATATTCCGGCCTCACAGCTATGCGTATAAGTGTTATTCTCTGTAAACGCTGATACAATACCGTCGCCATTGATATATACCCTCATACCAAGGCAGCCGTTGGGAATCGCACCGGCTACAATATTAATGCTGCCAAGGTTTGCGCTTACATCAGGCTTTGCTGGTTTTGGCGGAACATCTTTAGCATAGGCAAGCCGAGCGGGAGCAGAATACTTTCCGACAGGGGACTTAGCAAACAAATATATCGTGCCTGTGCGTTCTGTCAACGTTAATACGGTACTGGTTCCTGTCGTCCTTACCAGCAGGTTCGGTGTTTCCTGACCTGCCTGTGTATCACTGCGAACCTCATAGAACTGGATATCAGCATTGGTAACCTCACTCCAGCTTGCCTTAATCTGCACGCCATATGTCAGCGCAAAATCGCCTGGAGTATTTGGCGTTTCCGTCCGTAACGCAACGGTTATTGTAGTCTGCGGAGAAGCATCCGGACTTGTCGCCACACCCCATTCATCTTTGGTAATAACTGCGATTCTGTAAGTATCGCCAACAACGGCCTGTGGAATGACAACCTGATTTTTCCCACTACCGCCGTATATCCAATCTCCCTGAAACCCCAGCTGGCTAACTGGTATCCCAGCCACGTCATTGATGCGGGTAATCTGGCCGTGGTCAGTTTTGTACCACACCTGCCCTTCAAGGTAGCTCTGCAGGTTTGGCGGAGACCAGGTTACAACGATATCGTATCTAACAACCCCGTCCTGTATCTGCCGGTATCGATTATACGCATTAACATTACTTACCGGAGGAATGTAATACGGCTGCAACGTGTACTGGTAGGCCTGCACATCCGCCAGACTCTGTTCCGCAGCGCCAAAGATATTGAAGGAGCAGAACTTCAAATATAATGTTTTTCCAATGTCTTCCTTATCAAACGGAGCACGGAGCAGCGCTTCATCACAGCGCACCACAATGTCGCCTGCGCTATGTGAAGCTGCTGTAGTGTTGTACTGACCACGAATTAACCCGCTCAGAAGGTAGTTACCGTTTTGTAACAGCGTCGCCGTTTCATAGCTCAGACATTCGCCACCAACCCACAGTAACGTGTTGGCCCGTTCTGCATCCCGTTCCGTTCCGGACAACATGGTGCCGTTAATGGCGACTTCCATACTATTAGTACCTGGGTTAATATCAGCCATCAGAGGCCCGAACCGTGCGCTGTTAGTTATCTGACCGACTGTTCTGTAGTGCTCGTCGTCATCGCTTACATAAACAGTACAGCCGCCCCAGTTCTCGCTGACACCTTTGGCCGCCAGCCACAATTCCAAACCGTTGGCCGTCAGATCCGCAGGAGGCTGGAATATCGCCGGAACATCCGTATTACCGGGAGGTGCATTAAAATCAAAGTCAGGCCTGTCCACCTCATGGACATCATATTCCGCTGCACCGTAGTCAGCCTGAAACCAAGAAACAGCTGTCACGGACAAGAACCCGCTGGCGTCCTCGTCGATGCTCTTAATCATGACGACCGTATTGCTGATACCGGAGGCCTCGTCTGTGATCCGAACCAGATCGCCCGGTTCCAATCGGCAGAACGCCCAGCCCAGACGGAACTTGTACTGGTTCTTTTCCACCTGACCGCGCCTTGCCGCATTTTCTGCGACCATAACAGCGCGCTCTTTGGTATAGATGTACCCGGCCTGAATAGTCGGAGCCTGCATCACACCGCGCTCCGCTATGTCGTCTACGTCTTCATAAGTAACGGACTCTTTTTCATAGTTGTTCGCCCGGTTCATAAATTCGACGGTGTAGCGATTATACTGCTCGCTGGAGTCTTTCCGGCTCCAGGTAATGCAGTTTCCGTTCTGCGGAACGAAATCATCCGGCGTCAGATCATATCGGATAGTCTTGTCAGGCACCCATATACCAACGGGTCTGTCTGCCAGCGGTACGATTTTGTAAGCATCATTACTCCAGAACACATACGCACCGCACAGATTGGCAATATCGTTGACGATCTTCTGCGCCTCTTCCGTTCCTGTTGCTTCAGATGGTGTAGAGATTAACAGATCAGCATTAGCGCAATAGCTGCGGAAATTTTCCTCACCGTTTATTGTAGTACTGCTCTGGCCAACTTTGGATAATACATATCGGATATAATCCATCGGATTGACGTCCGTACCGTCATTGTGATCCAGCAGCTTACCACACACCTCAAAATTATAGGAAGGCATACCCGCATTGCTGCCCAAGTCAATAACGCCGGCCATATAGGCCAATCCTTCATATGCCAGAGCACGATCCGGATGCTTACCAACTACATAAGACCACGGCTGCTGATTCTGCGTTCCAAGGAACAGCGTCAGCGGTACTGCAGCGCTCGGATATGTATATATTTCCTTATCTACCCATATCCGTCTAACAGTAGAAATCGGCCCTTCACACAGTCCCAGGATGGCTGCGACGGTATAGGTGTAGGTAATGTTTGTAGCTGTGCTTCCACCGCCGCCCTTACCAGTACGCTGTGTTTCCCGGTGTTCATGGGCTGTAAAATCATCATAATAAATGACATTGCCGCTGATCCGGGTAGTACCCAGCAGCTCCATAACCGGAGCACCATATT